ACAAATGTTACGGTTGTGCGCGAAGAAACTATTGAAGAATGGTTGGGCCGCATTTTGGCAGGCTGGAATGATTGGTACAAAGCATTAGAACTCTGGTTTGCATCTTGGTGGCAATAAATGGAAATAAAAGTGACAGAAAAAATGGAAAAAACATGGAGGCTAGAAATGGATTATGTATTTATGGTGCAAGTAATTGAGGATGGTTCTTGCACCTTTTCGCGCAGATATGACAATGCACTTGAGGCTGTCCGGGTCTATAACTCTTTTGTGGACCATGGAATGTGCCGCCACCAGCGAGAAATTGTGTTGGTGGAGCCAAACGGCAACGCTCACGCCAAAACCTTTGAATATCCTAAAAGCGTGATACATGTTTAATCAGACAAAGAACTGTTTTATACTTGAGCCTGTCCAAATACCAACCTGAAAGGGGTAAGAGATGGACCACAAGATATCTCGCTGTAAGTGCGGAGCATGGAAAGTAGTTGATGCATCCTGCAAAGTTTGTGAGGCATTGGGGGTTAGGGGCTAGGGATTACCCGCCTCAAGCAAGCACTTTTAGTCGCCGCGATTGCGGTTGGGCTTGCTTTTCCTCATGCGCACGCGCAAGCGCCACAGCCAACAATTAAACAAATGCAGAAACATCGGATAACCACAATGGAGCCGAAGAATTATGCAAGGTATTTAGTTGCAAAGCAGTGGAAGAATTCCCAAACCCAATTCAGATGCCTAGCGCATTTGTGGGGTAAGGAATCGGCGTGGAATCACAAAGCCAAATCACCAACACATGATTACGGTATTCCACAGCGCCACATGAAGCACAACTCCCAAAAACAGATTCAGGACTTTCTGCACGACCCGCAGGCCCAAATTCGTTGGGGGTTAAATTACATAAAGCATCGCTATGAGAGTCCATGCGGTGCATTACAATCGTGGCTATCAAGAGCGGATAAAAACGGTAGAGGTGGTTGGTACTAATGTCCATAATCTTTCCTAATCATTGGGAGCCGGTTAGCCCGACTATTGACCCGGAAGAATGGGTTGAAGATGATGAGGAATAGTGGACAAAAAATTAGTACGACTTATTGAGGAACGCGCCGGAAACTATTGTGAGGTTTGTGGAGGTCCGGCGCTTCCTTCTATGGCATTGCATCACCGTAAATTACGGAGCAGGGGCGGCAAAGACACGCCCGCAAACATAATTCGCATACATCACGGCTGTCATAACTTACGCAGTGATAGCATCCACCTCAATCCTGAAAAGGCTAGTCATAAGGGCTGGATGATTGGTTCATGGCAAGAACCATCACAAGTTCCATTTACTCGCCCAGATGGGTCAATAGTTCTACTACTAGATGATGGCACTGTAAGTGTTCTCATGGAAGGTGAATAATGGAAGTTAAAGTTAGAGGGCGATTGGGTAACGACCCCGAATTAAAAACAGTAGGCGCAGATAATCTGCAATTAGTTACATTCTCACTAGCACATACACCGCGCTCTAAGAAAAACGGTGAATGGGTTGATGGAGAAACCAACTGGTATCGCGTAGTTAGGTTTGGTCAAGGCGCAGAAGCGATTGCACAAACAATTAAAAAAGGCGATGAAGTAATTGTTATTGGAACTATGAAGATGAACAATTACACCGACAAAAACGGCGTAACAAAAATGCAAATGGAAATCACTGCATCAGAGTTAGGCGTAGTACCAAGAATTCAAAAGCCAAAAACACAAACAACAAATAATGGAGGGTGGGAACAACCATGGTAGATGATGTAATCAGTGCGGCAGAGGCGGCAGAAATTCTTGGTATCACAATGAATAACTTGCGCCAGATACAACACCGCAAGAGCATCCAGTGGGTTCAGAAGTCTGGTCGTAATGTGTATTACAAGCGCGAAGATGTAATGAACTACAAAGCCAAGCGTGATGCTCGCAATGGCTGAACTAGAAAACTTACAGAAAATGTTGCGCTCGCTTGAGATACAGGCGCGCCAAAAAATCATTGGCGAAATACATGCATTTGCTAATGATTACCACCATCACATGAATGGGTTTGATGTAGTGCGTGTGGACCAACTACTTGATTTCCTCAAGGATGTGCATGTTGATTCAGAATGACCCAGAAGTAGCAATGGCTCTCTCCTTGCTTGCCGATAAGTTACGCGAGCGCGGCAAGGAGAGTCTTGCCTACAAAATAGAAAACCTCATTGAATTACTCATTGAGGAACTAGAGGCGAGCAAAAACAAAAAAGCCTAATATCTGTCTATGGCCGTAGCAGTCACAGAAGATGTAACGCTTGAGGATATTGATGAAGCCATCAAGCATATTTTTGCTATGCTCAAGACGGATGAATACGGCAACAGAATGAATTGGCGCAAAAGAGAATTACTACAAAACAGCATTGATGATTTGCTAGATGCGCGAATCAGATTAACTGAAGGAGAAAAGGCTTTTGACTAATGGGTTACTACAAATGTTTTCTGTGTATTGGGCAACCAGAATTCAAGGTAGCCGATAACAAAGACTCATGGGAAGAATCCCATAAGCATTACATGACTTATCACTTTAAGGAGCCAACAAATGCCACGCAAGAGCGCAAAACAAATAGTTGAAGATGTAATAAAAAAGGTAGATGAAGAACTACCGAAGAAGAAGGCCGCGCCAAAAAAAGAAGAACCACAAATTACTGTTGAGCATAACCGCCTTTGTATGACAGTAGTAGTACCGGGTAGTAACTGTAACTGCCCTGTATCGCTACAAAAGTAATTTATTTAGCACCAAATTCAGCATCATATAAATTACTTCTAACTTGTATTGCCACAATTTGTGGGATACTTTTTGCTGTATGTCAGGAAACAAAGCAGACTTAGACTTACTCAAGAAGGAGAATCAAGCCCTTGAGTTGCGTCATCTGCATGGGCTGACATTTGAAAGCATCGCTAGGGAATTGGGTTACGCCAATAAAGCGAGCGCACAAAAGGCTTACAAAAGAGCGCTCAGGCGTGTTGAAGTATTAGACGCAGATGATTACCTCAAGGCTGATATTGAGCGCCTTGATGCTATGACTGAAACCTATTGGCAACCAGCAATACAGGGCAATATGCGAGCGGCTGAGATGATTCTTCGCATAATGCAAAAACGCGCAGAATATCTTGGACTAGATGCGCCTAAGAAGGTGCAAGCAGAGGTGGTGAATTATGACGGAGTTAGAACACTTGATGCAGAAGTTATCCAACTCGCCAGAGTTATTGACTTCATTGAAGGCGTTACCGCAGACATTACAACCATCCCTGAACAGCAAGATAAAGGCGAGCCGAATAGTGTGGAACCGACTCGCAAGAAAAGAACAACTACCGCCTGAAGGTGATTGGAATGTTTGGCTCTACCTTGCAGGTCGTGGAGCGGGCAAAACCAGAACTGCCGCAGAATGGCTGGCATGGGAAGCCATAGAACAACCCGGCACTAGATGGGCCATTGTTGCTCCTACATTCTCAGATGCTAGAGATACATGCGCTGAAGGTGAATCAGGAATCATTAATATCTTGCGCCGCTATCACGCGCTAAAGCATTACAACAGAAGCAACGGCGAGATAGAACTAATCAATGATTCAAAGATAAAACTCTTTTCTGCCGATGAACCTGACCGTTTCCGTGGACCGCAACACCATGGGGCTTGGTGCGATGAGTTAGCCGCATATCGCTATGAGGATGCATGGCATCAACTCCAGTTTGGATTACGCCTTGGTGAAAAGCCACGAATCGTTGTAACCACAACCCCACGCCCAACTCCGCTTATTAGACTCCTTGCAAACCGCGTAGATGGCTCTGTAGCCATCACAAGAGGCTCAACCTTTGATAATGCCAAGAACCTTGCTCCAAGCGCTCTATTGGAACTACAAGCCCGATACAACGGCACACGATTGGGTAGGCAGGAACTCTACGGAGAAATCCTTGAGGACCAAGAGGGCGCACTTTGGACCAGAGGATTGATTGACCGTAACCGCGTGGACAAACATCCACCGCTATCAAGAATCGTTGTAAGCATTGACCCGGCTGTAACTAATACAAGCAATAGCGATGAAACCGGAATCATTGTTGCAGGCTGTGATGCTGGTGGTCACGGCTATGTTCTTTATGACGGTTCGTTTAGAGGCTCGCCATTGGAATGGGCGCAAAAAGCAGTTGCTCTCTATGACGAATACAAAGCGGATTCATTACTGGTGGAAGTCAATCAGGGTGGAGATATGGTCAGTGCAGTTCTCAAGCAGGTGCGCTCAACTCTGCCAATTAGAGAGATACGCGCCCATGTGGGTAAAAAGTTACGCGCTGAACCTGTAGCGGCTATGTATGAGCAGGGTCGTGTGCATCATGTGGGAACCTATCCACAATTAGAGGACCAGATGACGATATGGACACCTCAAGATGCGAATTCACCGGACCGGCTTGATGCAATGGTGCAGGCTTTTTCTGACCTTCTTGGAAAGAGTAGCGTCAGTCATTACTTCAATAGCATTGCTAATTTCTGCCATCACTGCGCTTTACCAATGCCTAAATCATTGAGCCATTGTGCTAAGTGCGGAAACGCTATTATTCAACCAACGCAGGCGGTGGGAGCATAAATGGCGGTTTCTTACAATACAACGATTGACCAAGGCGCTGATTGGTATATCAATTTCATTTACAAGCAACCTGCTGAAATCACCAACATTTCTGGCAATGGAACTACGGTTACATTCACAGCATCAAACGGTTTTACACCGGGCCAGACAGTTTCTATTGATGGTGTTTTGCCGCCGCAATACAATCTACAAAATGTCACTGTAGCCACAGCAACACCAACAGCGTTCACGGTTACAAATGGCGCAACAGGAATCTATATCTCAGGCGGTATAGCCACAGCCCCAGTGAATGTGAGTGGATATACAGCCGCATTACAACTTCGCTCTCTGCCATCTGATTCAACAGCAGTTCTATCTTTAACCAGTGGCGGTGGCGGGATAACCGTAGGTGGGGCTAATGGTGAATTTGCAGTTCACGCTACAGCCGCACAGACTGGCGCAATAGATGAAGGCACTTATTACTATGACATTGAAATTACTTCTTCAGGGATAGTCACCCGACTAGCCCAAGGTCAGATTGTTGTTACCCCGGAGGTCACGCGCTAATGGCTGATGATGCAATCATTATCAAACCGATAATCCCAACAGTAGAAATTACAGCACCCGGACCGCAAGGCGTTTCGGCATCTGCGCAAATCTTCTATGTCCACACCCAAGCAGTTGCAAGTGCTGTCTGGACCATCAACCATAATCTAAATGGTGAACCTACAGCAGTTGTTTTAGATTCAGCAGGTACGCAATGTGAAGGCACATTTTCTTACCCTTCCAAAAATCAAATGGTGATAACCTTTACAAGTGCGTTCACCGGCACAGCGTATGTAATATAGGAGCAGATATATGGCGCGTAAGTTTTTAGTTTCTATTGACCTCAATAAGAATGAACTTCAAAATGCGGTCATCCAAAATCTAGGCACAGCACCTAGCAGTCCTCTTGCTGGTCAAGTTTATTTCAACACTGGTGACGGTGAACTTTATTACTACGATGGCACTGCATGGGTATCCGTACTCAATGAATCAGAAGTTCTTTACGGTGATTTCTCTAGCCGCCCTGCCGCCGGTACTGCTGGTCGTTTGTATTTTGCAACAGACCAACAGATTATGTATTTTGATTCTGGAACTGCTTGGTCACAGGTTTCTAACTTTGGTTCTGTAACATCACAAACTTCATACGGCGCATCTAGCGGAAATGGAAGCGCAAATACTTATTCACGCTCTGACCACACTCACGGTACTCCATCGCTAACCAACAACACGCCAACTGCTCTGGCGATTGGTGGCGCTGGTGCTGTTGGAACTGGAACTGCTCCTGCACGCGATGACCATGCTCACGCAATGCCAGCGTTCGGTAATGTCACTGCACAAACATCATTTGGTTCTGCAAGTGGTAATGGTTCATCAACGGATGTAGCCCGCGCTGACCACACACATGGAACGCCAACACATGACAATGCGGCACACAGCCTTATCAATCTTTCTGCTCTCGCAACTCCAACGGCAGATGTTTCTTTCAATTCTTACAAAATCACAAACCTTGCTTCTCCAAGTGCATCAACAGATGCGGCTAACAAGCAATATGTAGATGATGTTGCACAGGGTCTAAACATTCATGCCGCTTGCTATGCCGCAACAACGGCAGTCCTCAATGCAACTTACTCCAATGGCACAAGCGGTGTTGGCGCAACACTTACAAACGCAGGAACACAAGCCGCGTTTAGCGTTGATGGCGTTAGCCCTTCTGTAAGCGCTCGCATCCTTGTTAAGAACCAAACCAATACTTTTGAGAACGGTATTTATACCCTTACAACTGTTGGTAGCGGTTCAACAAATTGGGTACTTACCCGCGCAACAGACTTTGATACAGCAGTAGAAATTGCTGGCGGTGACTTTACATTTGTTGATGCTGGCGCAACGCTCGCAAACACAGGATGGGTAAATGTTGATGAAGTAAATACTGTTGGAACAGACCCGATTGTATTCCAGCAATTTAGCGGTGCTGGTACATATACAGCAAGCAACGGTGTTCTTCTTACTGGTTCTAACTTCACAGGTGTTGCTGTTCCAAGCGGCGGTTTGACTGTCGGAGCATCAGGCTTTGAAATTGACACAGCGATTGTTGTGCGCAAGTACGCCGCAAATGTTGGCGATGGCTCAAATACTTCTTACACAATCTCGCACAACCTTGGAACCAAAGATGTAATTGTTAGCGTTTATGACAATTCCAGCCCATACGCAGAAGTGGTTTGCGATGTGCAACACACAAGCACAACTGCTATAACTCTCCTATTCTCTGTTGCTCCAACAAGCAATCAATACAGAGTTGTAGTCCACGCCTAAAAACCGCCCGAACCACAAGGGGCTAAAAGGAGATACACATGGGTCTGCGTGACCGTATCGCAAGAGCATTAGCGACTGGCGACATTGAGAAGGCTCCACGCCTTCCTGCCGGTTCGGTCACACAAACTGAAGCAGAGATGCGCGCACAAATGGATGCGCTCAACATGCGTCAGACTTATGGCAACTCAATCGCTCTGCCACGCGCACCCTTTTCTGCATCTGTTCCTTTTGGTCCGGGATTGCCAATTACACCGGGTGCAATCAACCCGCTTCAAGACAATGGCAGACCACAACCACGCCGTTATGAGTATCAGGTTGCTCAGAACATCAATGTCACTGAAACCCGACTCATACCGTTTAAGACTTTACGCGCCGCCGCAGACCAGATTGACATTCTGCGCCGATGCATTGAAGTCACAAAGAACAAGATGGTTGGCCTTGAATGGGATATTGTTTTGGGTAACGATGCGTCAGAAAAAATCGTTTCTGAATCCGGTGGCGACCATGTACGCGCTATGGCTCAAGCCCGCCAGAAATACACAGATGAAATCAATCGCCTTCGTGAGTTTTGGG